CCATTCCACTGAGCCAACATACCGGCCTTCAACTCATCGTTGGTTCCAGTCGATGCGACATCCTTCTTCAAGTACAGGATAGCGCCTTCCTTATTTCCCTCACTTGGCAAAGTCGCACCATCATTTGTTTTTGCCTTTACAAGATCTGGTTCCGCATCATTGAAACCGGACGTGTTCGGCTTGATCAGCAGATGACTGTATCCTTTCAACGTTAAACAGTCTGTCTGAATCGTAACATTGCGTTCAGCAGCTTCGCCCTGCGTTTCCATATTGATATTCCGTCGCTCCTCCTCCATTTTGTAGAGAACCAACATATCAAGATCAAGACAAATACCGATCTCCGACAAACCGACTTCGTCCAGAATAGGCAAATGGACAACATTCATCGTTCCGAAAGAGCTTTCGAAGGCTTGGAATTTGATACCCCATTTCTCTCTGGATTTCACGTTAATATCTTTCGTCAACGTGTAATCGACTTTCATCATATCTTCCAACAAATCCTTGCCGACACCTACAAAGGCTTCCTTGCTTCCGTTGTTACCGGTAAATTTCATTTTGGTAATACCGATAAAATCCGCAAAGCTGAACTTACCTTTCGTATATTCATAGTGTTTCTTGATGGACCACATGATACCCTCCTGAAAATACACGTTTTCAATTCCACGATTCGGATATTGCGCATCCTTGATCGCGATCTTACCCTTGATACCCAGCAAATAGGACACTTCGCATTTGCGACGGAATTCCCAAAGGTCATTTTCCATCACATCTTCCTTATCCCAGGCCACCTTTTTCTTTACATTCTCAAAATATTCGGTAAACTTGGTGTTGGACATCTTCCGCTGCATATAGACTTCGCGAGGCGTAGGCGCCTGATTGGTCGGAGGACAGAACAACTGGCTTTCGCTGCCGGCCTTGGCCATACAATACAAGGCCGTGCCCTCCGGAATAGAAGGAACATAACATTCCACGTCTGCCGGGTTTTGCTTTTTCCCATTAATGGCTACAACTACTGGAAGCCCCGACGAAGCATCCAGTGCCACAACATAAAGCATCAGATCCACACCGGGAGTGACCGTCGAACCGTCGCTTGCATAACCGTCCACTCCACGAACGTTGATTGTGTCATATACGTTAAACACACTGCCGTCCGCTGCATCAATAGGCAATGCTACACGTTTTTTACTTGCAGACTCCGTATGTTCAGCGTTCGTGATACAAGTGATACGGGAAGCATCGATATTATAATGCTTGACAACATAATTCGTTTTTCTCTTTTTCTTTGCCGCTTTTCGGGCAACCGTGTCAATCGGGAAAAAATCAGGACGGAATTTCGCAATATCCTCGTCTATGTCTTCAGCTATGATATCGCCCGTTTCACCACCTCTTTCCAAAGTGGTCACAGAAGTATCCTGCCCTCCTAACTGTGTTTGCAAACCCTCATGGCCTTCCGTAGCCGTACCCCCTTCTGGTGCTGGCGGAGCAACAGTCACCCCTTCAGCCATAAGGACAGATGCATCTCCAAACGCAATCCCAAGAATCATTAACACCAAGGATAAAATAAATCCCTTTTCGTTTCTCACATAATTTACAAATTTTCCCATCGCTTTACTTATTAAAAATTGATTAATCATTCCATACGCTCGACTTGTAAGAAGGCTTTTTTTCGGCACGTTTAACCGTTGAAGCGGTGCTTGCCCCTAATCTTGGCAATCCGTCACCGGCATTATCCTTTCTCATCCTGTCAATCTTTTGATTTCTCCCTGCAACAACACCAGACTGAAAGGATTCTTCAATATCTGTCTTATAATTCATGGCATTGTACAACATTTCCAACAGTTCGGTAGTGTAGTTCCCTTTGAAAATGGGCTCAAGTATCCGGCTGTAGGCACTGTCAAGAAATTCATCGATATCGATTTTTCTGGATGTGGCAAATTCATCCAGAACCGGTAAACTTGCTTCAATATTTACATCGTATTCCTCTTTGCTTTTACGCATGGATTCCAATTCCTCCATACGCTCTTTCTCGGCATTCTGCAAATCATTCCACTCGTCCGAACCTTCTTCTGCTCTCAAAATATCCTTTCCGAAATATCGTACAAGAGCCGAAGTTGCCCCCCTTTTGCCGCCAGCCATGTCCGAAAGGACTTGTGCAAGGCGCGGATCTTTTGAAAGTATTTCGGTCATGCGTTCCTGTGATTCGTCATTCTTTTGCCGATAATCAAGCATGTCAGAATAAACAGAGTCTTCGTCTTCACCGTAAGACTCTCCCATACGAGAACGCATANAGGTACTTTTTCTTCTTCGTTTCCTACATTATTATCCATGAAATAATATTTAAAGTATTACTTTAGCAAAGTAAAGACATTATTTTGTGGTTTAATATGTTATAATGTTATATATTTGAGCCATTATAACAAACCAAAGCATTTTTTCATGGCAAAAACAGAGAACTGGCAAAAAAAAGATGATGTATTTAAGGCATACGAAAGGGCAATAAAAGAATTGGGGGATGTCGCACGCCGGGTTCCCAAAAATACGATCATAGAAAAAGCGATGTCTTATCCGGCTCCAAGGTATTACATCACCTTAGAAGTCGCTATCAGAAACATATCGCTTATGTATAGAGGGATACAACCGGACATGTACAACCCCATGAAAATAGACATGTACGACAGTATTTTCAGGAAATTTGTTGCAAAAGGGCTAAAATATCCGGGATATAGCTATTTGGAAACCATCATCAATAATGAAGCTCCTTCTTTCTATATCGAAAAAAGGCAATTTGTACGCATTATTAATGACAAATTAAAAAGAAAATGATCCTGGTATTCATATTTATCCTTTTTTATTCCCTATCACGATACTACGATCTAAGCGATTACGGACTGTCCTCCGGATTCCGATATTGGCAACTGATTGCATACAATTTCATACATCTGACCTTTATGCACATGTTCTTCAATTCAATCGGATACCTGATATATAAGCCGGTGATTGCAGAATATTATGGACGCAAAGCCCCAATTATAGTAATACCAATATCTGTAATCCTGTCTTCTGCAATCTTTTGCTCTGAAAAACCGACATTCGGCGCATCAACCATCATATTTTCCATGATCGGCATGTATTTAAGCAAGATATGGCAAGATGGACATTCGAAGCGACAGAAATATACAATCATGCTGCTTATAATGTTAATAATGCAGTCAATATTCGGCTATAATGTCATTAATTGGAAAATACACATTTCAGCTTTAGCAATCTCATTCATTTTATCTCGATTATGCACGACATTCACAATGATTTCGAGATCGAAAATATCTTGGAAGAAAACAGAAAAAGACACGAAATAATAAACGCACCATACAATCCAGTCACCGGTCTTGGCGCCGTAGGGGAACGAAAAAAGATTTCAATAAAAGACTCCCCTATTGGCGATATGTATTTACCGGTTGAATTGATAAAAGAAAACCTGTTTATCCGTAGACTCGCCAAATACGGATTCAAAGGATATATTATCCGATTTATTAAAGAAGTGGAGTATTCCGAAGAAGCCCTAAACCAGCTTTGGATTGAATTTATAAAATATCGGATAATATACGATTTTGAATACTGGGCCTATTCATTCATCTTTATAAAAGATAAAGTGAGCCCAAAAGATATCCCATTTAAACTAAACCGTGCGCAAAGAAGAGTACTGAATAAACTTGAAAAACTACGAAAGGCCGGAAAGCCTATCAAGTTTATCCTCTTAAAAGCACGACAGTGGGGAGGATCAACACTCGTCCAAATTTATATGCTTTGGATAATGCTCGTACACCGTCGAAACTGGAATACCGTCATTTGTGGAGATGTGGAAACACAGTCAAGAAACGTTCGGGCAATGATCACAAAGGCTTTAAACAAATACCCTTCTTATCTGCTTGGAGAAACGGTTAAATTCACACCCTTTGAAGGTTCAAGCAAAAACAAAGTCATTCAAAACACAAATTGTGTTGTCTCGATCGGATCTTTCCAAAAACCCGATACACTTCGAAGCGGTGACATATCAGGAGCTCACCTAACCGAAATTGGACTTTGGAGAGCTACACCAGGCAAAAAGCCGGAGGACCTTATCCAGTCTATATCCGGTTCCATTTATGATACAGCATATACGATTTTAGGGTTGGAAAGTACGGCAAAAGGCGTTGGTAATTTTTTTCATCGTACATGGCAACAGGCTGTCAAAGGTAAAAATAACCTGCTCCCCATTTTTGTAGCATGGTTTGATATTGATATTTATTCAATTCCTATTGATAACCACGAAGAGTTTATCCATTCTATGGACGAATACGAATGGGACCTTTGGAAACTGGGAGCTACACTGGAAGCTATTGCTTGGTATAGAGAAAAAAAGAAAGACATGAAAGATATTTGGCGTATGAATTCTGAATATCCAAGCACTCCAACAGAAGCCTTTCAATCTACCGGCCGACGACGTTTCCGGCTTTCAGACACGCTCAAACTACGCGAAACTTGCATCGATCCTATTTTTCATGGTGAAATTTCAGGTTCGGAAGAAACGGGTGTAGAAAGCCTTCAGAATCTTCGGTTGTCAAAAGAAGAAATGGGCTGCTTGTCCATTTGGAAAATGCCGGATAAATCAAAACGATATCGAAATCGTTATATTGTCGTTATGGATGTAGGGGGAGTTTCAGATGAAGCCGACTACACGGATATCACCGTCTTTGATCGCTATTGGATGATGGACGGAGGCATCCCGGAAGTGGTCGCCGAATGGCACGGCCATATCGACCATGATAAAGGTGCTTGGAAGGCTGTACAGATGGCAACATTTTATGCTGACGAGGAAGATGCTATGGTTGTAATAGAAAGTAACACGCTTGAAACAGAAGGCACGGAAGGCAACAATTTCGAATACATCTTAGACGAGATAGCAGGATATTACTCCAATCTCTACTGTCGCACCCCGGCCGACCAAATCAGACAAGGCGCCCCAGCAAAATGGGGATTTCACACCAACACATCAACCAAGCCTATGGTTATCTCCCATCAAGCAAAAGCAATACGGGATTCTTTATACATCGAAAGATGCGAGGAAGCCGTAGACGAACACGACACATTTGAAATCAAAGAAGATGGTAAAACAATGGGAGCTGTCGAAGGAATGCATGATGACAGACTCATGACTCGTGCTATCGGCGTATGGATCTGCTATCGGATAGATCTTCCATTTGCCGTAAATACCCCAATAGCCACACCAACCCGTAAGGTCATATCGGAAGCCACAATATGAAACGAGGTAAGATCATTTCCGATCTTGCCTCGTTATTTTAAATTATGCCCGGATTTGACCTATGACCTCAGAAGGAATTCCCTGAAGTTGCGCCATACGACCTTCCTCTTGGGCCTGCAACATCTCCGCTTCATCCCGCTTAATACTTTCCAAGATACGTTCAGCAAACGGAAGCGACGAATTTTCAAGCAATTGCTTGACATTTATTGCCTCATTTTTGTAAAGATCCATCAAGAAATCATTCATCACCATTTGATAAACCGGAGTATTAGAACCTTCCGTAATATAGACATCTATTTCTGAATCTTGCACCTTTTCCGGATCATACCATTTACTTTCTTTCGAATAGTCCGATCCGGCAAGGTCTATATATCGAGCAGAAGTATAAAATTGCTGAATCGTCTTCATTACTTTATTGTCTCGCTTCTTTTGAAAATTACGAAAAGAATCAAGCAAGCCTTTAACATTCATACTTGAATTCTGAACCTGCTGGGCATAAAGCGAAGATGGCGTATTAGAAGATGGCGTTTGGCCTTGCATTGCAGAATTTACACCAGAAATATCATTGATAAGTTTCAATTGTAAGTTCAATAGTTCGTAATCTCCGGCAACAGCCGCAGAACCGTTATATTGATGAACGATATTCTGTATATTCTGGCCCTGTTTAAGACGAACAAAAAGCACACCATTATAACGTACATATTCATCTACAATCTGCTCCCGGCTCATTCCCTGAAAAGCATCTTCATCCACAATGAGAAGTCCTTTCGCAGTAGACGAACGAATAAAATCAATCATCGTAAGCGTCCGGTTTATGTACTTTTGCTGATCAATAAAGTCATCAACAAAATTAAAGACTTTACCATTGACAAACGGATAAATGTTCAATATGTAATTATGCTCTTTATGCCAGTAAGGTGAACGCCCTTCCTGTAGCACATCTCCGAACGGAGTCATGTAACGATAGTACCAATATTGCTCAATTGAATAGGTATATTCCACAAGAAGCACATCTTCCGGGTCCATGCCGTTAGCTAACGCTTCTTCCATACGCTGCTTATTTAAAACATCTATCGATTTTCTGTCGGAAAGATTGGAATACCACCATTCCCCACTCAATAGGTCACGGCAAAAAAGTGCTTCCCTACTTTCCTTTTTCCAAACAAGGATCACCCGGCAAAGATCTGGACGGGACGGCATATAAAAATCCATATTTTTGTTCTGGTCCCCTTGTAATCCAAACGAATCAGCCCAGGTAGCCCCGTTATGATCACCGTAAATCCGATAAATATCATCACAGGTTGTTTTATCACGGGCAAATGCGGCCACAATATCCGAAAGAGTCATATCATACATTTCCCCGATAATACGAAGATCCCATGTCCGAGGATCTTCTATATCCGTGTTGAAGAATAACCGATAAGTATTGGTTGGATAAACCCACACATCCAAATTTTGTTTAGCCGGATTCATGCCGTACTCTACCCGTTGGGCACATAACCCTGAAAGCATAAGATTCGTCAAACTTGCAGCATCCATTTCCGTCGTTTCGTTGATCTGATGGCAATACTCAATTGCAATGCTCATCATTTCTCCAATCTTACTTTCCCTTTTGTCCCTAACAACACAAACGGGCTTCGTTTGGTTATTTCGGAATTGTCCGTCGATATTTTTCAAAATCGGGCGAATGACATTGTTTTTCAAAGGCACTTTACCCTGCGATCGAATATATGCACTTTCTGTCACTTTCTTCCCACTTGCTGGATCAATAACAAGATCGCCCCATTGATCTTCAAATCCATACATCTGGGAACGTGCAGCCTTCTTGCGAACCTCACTAAGTCCCCACCAAGCATTTTCAGCCTCTTTCAGCACATCTGTAGCCTTTGTCAAACTAATAGCTGACCGGGTGCGACCACCCCGCTCCACTCCCGGTTTCAATCTACGGTTATAAAACTTTCTATTCATCTCCTATTTTGTCTAATTCGTTAATCATCATTTCTTTTGTCTTTCTCGCCTGTTCGTAAAGAGCTTTCTTTTCTTCTCCATCCATCAAGCGGGCCATATCATACATACTTTCAATCGCTTTTTTATAAAAGCTGGTCGTTTGATAACGTCGGTATGCACGACTATTGGCAAAGGATTTGTAATTACCCGACAGGTCCTTACCTCCTTCGAGCCCTTTACGGTACATCCTATCCCTACTCTGCATCTCTTCAAAGTCTTTCACGTAATGGTTATAGCGTTCGTTTGTATAATTACGCGGAACCATATTTTCTGTGTCATAGGTCAGCCCGCTCACAACTGGGATATTCCTAAGCTGCACATCTCCGGTTACTGCGCCTTCCACCGTTTTGTAACATTGAGCAATGGCTTTACCTACGCCACCTAAGTACTGTTCGAAAAGGTACTCTACGGCAGAAGGATTCAAAAGAGCATAATCCAATTTTCCTTTAGAGGCATAATCACCTCCCGACAGACTATTCAGCCGTTCGGAGGCTTTGATTATCGCTTTGCTGGTTCCAGTCGTTACCTTATGATATTCTGGAACATACTTATTAAACTCGTTGCGCCCCGTGATCCGTTTCCCGAAGTAGTTTTCATTGAAGAGATACGCCTCCGTAATTGGAGATATCATGTCCGGGGTAAATGTACGAGTGGCAGCTTCGACAAGATTGTCTGTCGCATTCGACTCAATACTAAGTGGAAGCACATCCATTAATTTACCCATGACATCCGATGTAAAGTCACGCCCCTTATATTCGCCTCTTGTATACTGTGCCGACATATCACCAAGCCCGAACAGCATTCGAAGCTCAACAGGAAGAGGTAAGAGTACATATTTCCCCGGTGCACCCATTATAGGCAGGATCAAATTATTCTGCCGTACATAATCTGGGATATCGTTATACTCGTCATCATCTCCGAAAAGCATTTTAGACAAAGTACTAACGGCAAATCCAAGCGTCGCCCACATAGCAATAGCCGCACCTGCTCGTACGGGATTATGCTTTGCCGCATGAGCAAAATTATGCGTTCCTTGTATAGCCGCATTAAAGAAATGAAAGAAGTTCTGCATATAAACCGCACCCATCGCACCGCTACCTCGTCGATTGAAGTTTACCGACACTTCTTTTGCTGCGTTGATACTTTGTAGTTCTGTCATTCCAGATTCTTTTGCTGTAAGATAAGTCGTAAAGCGTCCACCGTTTTCTACCACACCGTTCACCATTTCGAAGTATCCCCCAAGCACATTGAACACATCTTTGACACGGACACGGCCACCCGCGTTTCTATTCAACAGACGTTCCACCTCTTTCTTGTACTTATCATAACCGAATGTCGCCACGTATCCGGTCTTGCCGCCACCACGAAGAAACGCTTCGTATTCCAAATNCCAAAGGGCCAGAGGATAGTTTTTAAGGAACCTTCCTTCGTAAGCTGCTCCATATTTTACAAAATTCATCGTGTTGGCATAGAAAAAATCACGTGCAAAGTTGCGGAGGATGAAATTAATATTGCGCGAAGTGTAATTCTGCATCATGAATTTACGCACATTGTTCAATCCTTTCAGAACCACATTATCAAGACTCGCTCTATTAATGCCATTGACTGCTTGAGAAACGACTGGATTCCCATTGATGTAAACCAATAGGTCACGTCCACCTTCTTTTACTCTGACGACATGCTGCTGCTCTTGCCAATCTTTGATCGGCACACCAAGGTTCAATACTTCCTGTTGCGTCTTAGCCTCACCTTTCTCCTGCAGTTCCTTCATCTTTTCCTCGAAATCATTAATGATACTTGCATTCGTTTCGGCATCCTCTGTCAATCCGGTTGCGGACACTGGCTCCCAAAGAGTACGACCTTCGGTATCAACACCGCTCTTTACATACCATTGTCTGGAAACGCTTGCCATGCCGGTCTTACTATTTCGGACCAAATTAGCAAAGCGAAGTTTCACAAGATTTTTATAACCCATCATTGTCGCGCTTTCGTAGTCGCTTGCAATATTCGCCAAGATGTCACCTGCCATAGAAGTACGCCCTTTTGCCTTTTTGATCGGATTGGAAACTATATCACGGTTACTATCTATATAGTCCCAGATATCGCCTGCAGTCGTTTCCTCCCACTCTTTCAAAGGAACGTAATATTCATATTTACCAGAAATACGATCACGGGATTCACGGCTGATCAGATTGCATTGATACATCTTCTCCAACGTGGCGCGGGTTGCTTTCCCTACTGCCTCCCAAAGTTTCTTCGTATCATTCTCCTTTTCAAACTCTTCGACAAACCGGCGAACAATATCTTCATCCATACCCTTTGTCTCCGCAGATAAGGCTTTTGTTATGGCGGTCAGCCCGGCAAAGTCCTTATTACCGATCGATTCAATAAGTTCGGGAGATGGCTGTTCTACTGATGCAAGTGCCTCACGACGCATTACTTCGTTACGTTCCAAACCGTGCTTTGCCTTCATGTAAAGATCAACCTTGCGTCGTTTATCCTTGTCTATATTCTTGCCATCTCTGGATAAGCGGGCAACCTCGTTCACTAAGGCGGCAAATTCATTCGCTTTGAAATGGTTCACATCATATTCTGCCCGTCCCTGCGTCGTATTCTCGTAGATATAGGCATCCTCATAATCTTTTACTTTGTGTCCCGTCTCTTTCTCTACAGCCTTTTGAAAGTCACGGATGTGAATCTTCTGGTCTTGGTAGCCTTCACGGAAACGCTTGTAGAATTCACGTGTCATAGCGGAAAAACTTCTCGCACCTTCCGATACTGCACCAATGGTCCGTATCATTGTTCTTCTGTCTTCCGATGGAGTATTAAGTATTGTCCCGCCATGCACCAAGGGATCACGGAACAACAATGTATCACGCATATTTCCATCTTTGGCCACTTTATGAATGATCGTAACAAGTGAATCACCTTTTTCAAGACGGTTCTTACTCTTCCATAACATATAAGCAATATCTTCATCCCGCATACGCAAATCGATTCCCAACGACCGGAAAAATCCGCGGATGGCCGATTTTATCTTTTGCCAAATGGACGGCTCGGATACACCATTTTCTGCAACAGAAGCCAAATACTCTTCCGTCGCGATCCTGAAGTCTCCCCCATAGCGGGAAAGTCCGGCACGGGTAACCTTACGGCGCACATCTTCCGGTAGGTTGCGATAGACAGAATCCATCATGTCGTCAAACTTTTCTCCTAATAGTCCGCGAAGCCCTTTATGCGCAACGACCTCGTGTAAAACGGTCGCTTGTGCGTCGGCGATGTTTTCAGCATTGGGCAAAACCAAATATACTTCGCCAGTTTCCATATCATACCAACCTTTGGACCCTCGTTTCTTCCGTTGAGTATCTTTGTCCTCGTCCGTGATATCGTTTATATCCCGGATGATGTGTATCGGAATATGTAGGCTACTTGCCAATTCATCAATGGCTGCCACCTGTGAAAACTTAGACGAGGTTTCCATTAAAGAATCGGAAGCACTGCGGAAGCGGACATTCTTATCGTCTTTACGATTGATATGAGACTGCGCTTCATCCTCTTCTCCGATATTAACGATATCGGTAGCAGTTTCAACAGTTTTATCCATTTCTGCATACTTGGCCTCCTTTTCCTGCAGCTCTTTTTTCATCAGTTCGGCATACTCTTCAAACTGTTTTTTCGCCTGCACCAGTTCATCCTTATATTCGAAAGGCTTACCTTCTCTCGACAAAAGCTGTTCCAATTCAGCCTCGTTATGCTTTTTACTATTCTTAGCAACTTCCAACCTGTTGGCATCATCTTTACCCGTAATCACATTCTTTACAATGTCTTCAATAGCATTTCGTAGTAACGATTGCTTCACAGGCACTGCCTCTAAATCAAGTTCGGGACAGGAATAGTACATTTTACGATGTACTTCTACAAACAAAGCACCACCGTCCCGATTCATTTCCTTTTGCAAAAAGGTTTTTACTTTAAAAGTGAAATTGCTAATCTGCACGGTTAATTCTCGTGTCTGATCACCGGCAATATCACCATCTTTTATCTTCTTGGCATCCGCAAGTATACTTTTATTATATTCTTTGAAAAAATCATCCATGCCTTCAACGGCCGTAAAATGATTTTTTCCAATAACAATCTCTTTGAACTTACCATCGGGAAATGAAGATCGAATATCAGCTAACAATTTGCTGTGTTTCTCAATACGTGCATCTGCGTCTTTAATCAAGCCTTTTAATCTTGGTTTAGCATTATGGATATAGGTTTGATCGGCTTCCCATTGCTTTTTTCTACTTTCATATTTGCGTACATTCTTTTCCGCATTATTTTTCAACATCGCATATTCACTTCCAGAGAGTTGGGCTATAGTATCACCGAACACATCCTCTTCCTCTTCAAGCACACGATTGGACATACTGTTTGTCATTACCTGTTTACCGTTCATGATGCTGTCGGCAATGGCTCCTTTCGTTTTCAAACGTTGGTATGCGGTAACATCCAAACTGTCCTCAACTCCAAAACGCAAGATGCGTACAGGCTTACCCATATCTTTGTGCAAGTTACCTTGTCGCAAGATACGCCCATTGCGTTGGGTATAGTCCATAGGACGGTTGGGCGCATCCAAATGTATCAGTGTATGCAAGCGCTCCTGAATGTTCACGCCCGTACCAAGCGTAAAGGTCGAACCGAGAATCACGCGAACCTCGCCACGGTTTACCTTTTCAAAGATTTCAAGTTTCTTTTTGACGGTCATTCCCGACCTCATTATTACAATCTCATCAGCAGGAACACCCTCTGCAATCAATTTGTCTCTAATGTCATCGTACAGGTTGAAACCGCTCTGCTTGTTTTGGTAATTGTCGGCAAAGATGGCAACCGTACCTTTGTAGTCGGCTGTTTCTTTCAGTGAGCGCAAAGTCTGGCGTACGGCTTCGTTGGTCTTGCTGTTCGGATCGTCCTCCGTATCGGACAGAACCAGTCGGGCATCCACGGCTGCGGCTTTGGCAATACCGTACATCGTAAGAGGAATATGGCTATTCTCTTTCTTTTCCTTGCCACTCATCTGCTCATACTGTTCAAGTTCGTTCTTTACGAACTTCATAATGCTACGCAATGCACGTGTCTGTGGCAGATAAAGATCTTGTGCCTTTCCTCCTTCCATTTCGGGAATCTTGTCCTTTACTCCACCGGCTTCTTTAGTCAGGACGGTATCGGACACTCCCGACCATATACGCACCAGTTCAGGAAGATTGACATATCCGGCGAAACGGTTGTTCTCTTTAAATTTTCCGCTTGTGGTAAACTCCAACATTTGCTGAATGTTACCGAAGTTGCGCACAAAGTCATCAAAGTAATAGATACCGTACTCTTTCATCGTGTCAGCCGGCATGAGATAGCGCATAAATGTCCAAATTTCTGCAGCGGTGTTGCTAATGGGTGTACCAGTGGCGAATATTACGTTCCGTCCGTTGTTCTTTTCCAAAATGGCTTGTGTTTTCAGAAATACGCCTTGCGACTTCTTACTGTATGACGGGTCCACGCCTTTAACTCCGCGTTGCATGGCAGTGGCAAATCCGAGATGCTTATACTCGTGCGCTTCATCTACAAGCAGAGCATCAATGTTCATGTCGTCAAAGTTTTCCACATCGTCAGTCCGACGATCAAGCATTTCCATAGCTTTAACCTCTGCATTCTGCAAGGCTATTGCACGTTTCTTTTCATCGTTGGCAGTACGTTTTTTTGAAGCATTATTTGTAAGTTCGGCAAGCTGTTCCTCTAACAATTCAATTTCCCGTTCAGCCTGTCGAGTAATCATGCTCTTTCCGTCTGGATCTTCCTCTTTCATCTTTTCAAGAATAAGCATCTTCTCCTCAATCTTGTCCTGCACGAAAGCCATTTCCCTTTCCTCGCTGTCAGGGATAAATTCAAAGGTCGATTGGGGAACGACAATCATGTCCCAATCGTTGTAGCGTATCTTGGCATAGAAGTTCTTTCTGCCTTCTGCATTACGGTCTGCTTCTTCAAGTGTCAGTATCTTGGCATTGGGGTACAGTTCTTTTGCACTCGCAACAAATTGTCCAACGGTAGCGTTCTGTACTACAATCATCGGTTTGCGTGCAGTCCCTAAACGGCGCATTTCCATAGCGGTGGAGATTAGAGTAAAGGTTTTTCCAGTTCCAACCTCATGGGCAAGCAACAAAGGCTGTTGTGTGCCTCTAACAATGGCTCTGCCTTGATGCGGGCGCATCTTGAACTCATGAGAAGCACCACCGAAATATTCTGGCACAAACTCATCGGGTACGCTCATCGGCACAAAGTTGTTGAACGTGTCATTATAGATACGTTCAATTAATGCAGACATTTTCGGATCACTTTGCATCTTCTGCCTTGCCCAATCTTTGAAGTCCTGACGAATTTCGTCAATCTTGGCAGCGCATGCCTGTGTCGCTTCCTTGTCGGTGATGGTCTCGGTTGTGCCGTTATAATGCTTCTTGGTAGTGGAAACCGTGATGCTCTTATTCTGAATGGCGGCTTCTATGAGGGTGTGTCCCATAATGGTTCGACCGAGCATTTCACTGGTTACACCCATTGCGCGGTTCTTTTCATAGTTAGTAAAGTATGGTTCTTTCATAAACCAAGTACCACCAACAGCTGTAAACCGTACGTCAACCTCCGTGCGTTCTTTTACGAAATCCTCATATAGTTTCGGATCAATCCAAGAGCTTCCGAGGGTAAAATCAATCAAATGCGCAGGAATTTCCATAGGCATAACCTCCTGCAATGCCCTGATGTTACGGTCAAATTTCCCATTCTCGTTGTTTTCCTTTGCTTGACGGAGTTTTTCGCGGATATTTCCACTCAAGTACTGATACGATGCTTCCATCTGCCGGGTTACAGGGTTCTCGAAGCCATAACCACTTTCGATTATTTCATTCTTCACATCCTCGATACCTGTACCAAGTTGTTCCGCGATGTATGGTACATCAACACGACCGAATTTGAAGATACTTGCAATAATACCGTCCTTGATATTGGTTGGAGTAGGCTCTTTCTCTTTTTCAACAACACGCTTGCTAAATATATCGGTCTTGTCAAATTTCTGTACCCGGTTCCCTTTTTCATCTGCCGTTTCTTCAAACTTTTCAAGAGCGAACACATTGGCATAGTCCACATCATTACGGAGGAATGCAATGGCTGTGTTCTTGTTGAAGTGTCCGTATGTGGAAACAAAATCATCGTATGCCTTGTTGAGTTTGTCAAGCAAGGGCTTCAGTCCCTCATCACTTTCGTTCTCGGTCTGATAGGAAAGGACTTCCGCAAGGGCTTCCTTGATGGCGGTGTACGCCTCGAAGCATTCCACTTTCGTATGTCCTTTTACCTTATTGGCATTCACATCGAGAGGTTGTGCGCTTGCGGTTGAGTTGATGTACAGCTTTCCGTCTTTGACAAACACTTCGCCAATCTTCTTGCCGGGCATTGCATCAGTGACAAGTTCTGTGTTGCGTTCGCCAAATTCCTCTGCACTGAATGAACGGACAAACTCCGATAACATATCTTCCTGCTTCTTGTCCTGCTTAGGATATAAGCTCTTGCTTGTCGGGCGGAAAGTGTCGCCTTTCTCAAATGCAAAGTGCATTTCACCTGCCATATTTTCGGGATGTTCAATGAAATATCGGTTGTAGTCCATCGAAAGTTGCTTGATGACAGGCGTTTCCTTGCCCTTGACCTTGCGTGTTTCCCCAGTGTCGTACTCCGTCATACGTTCTCCGCTCACATCGCTTACATCAATGGCATGGACAGACTTCTGTCCGTTCACACGCTTGCGAATAACAACGATGTCAGAGGTTACTCCGGTGCCGCCGAAAGTCTTGTTGTGCATACGGAAAGCACCCACGAAGTCTGAACCTCCCTCGCTCACAATCCAGTCACGGAGTTTCTTGCTGTTGTCAAGCGTACCGTTGGACGTGATAAAAATGCCTAAACCGCCCTCACGCAGTTTGCGCACATTCTTTGCTATACAGAAATCGTGTATATTGTGGAATTTCTTCGACAAGTCTTTGTCACCCGTGATATCGTTTACACGGAGTCCGGTAACGAACGGAACATTGGTAATAGCCAAATCCACACTGCCGTTAGGTATGCGTGTCTGCTCAAAGCCCTGTATTTCCACTTTGGCATCAGGATAAAGGAGCGAGAGAATACCGCCTGAAGTTCCGTCAATCTCTATGGCATGGATATTGCTACGCTCGCTGATGTTTGTAGGCATCTGCCCTAAGATATTGCCGATACCGGCAGAACCTTCAAGAATGTTTCCACCATTGAAGCCCATTTGTTCGGCAATGTCCCAAAGCGTATCCACAACGTAAGCCGGAGTGTAATAGGCGCTATTTGCACTCATTACAGCCTCTTTATACGCCTTTTCGCCAAGCAATTCACGGAGCTTCTTTGCAATGGGGTTAGGAGCATACGATGTACCTTCGTTGAAAGCCTTACCCAAACCGCCCCAGCCGCTGAACTTGCGAAGGGTTTGCATCTGTTTTTCTGTAGCCTGTTCGCCACTTTCAAGCAACAGGTTTGCAAGCTCGATAGCCTTGATGTTGGCTTCGATACGTGCATCTACCGATGTCGGAGCATGGTCTTTGCCACGTTCAGAATGATTGTTGCGGGTGTTCTTTTTTTCTTCTATGGCATCTGAAAGTCGAGGTCGCACAGCCCTATCGACTGCATCGCCTGTTCCTTCTCTTTCGTTGTCAGTTCCTCTACCGGCTTGTTGTTCGTTTTCGCCACTTGTTTCAGTGCCTCTTGATAATCCTTGCCTGTGTCGATTACCGTTGGTTGACAATCCTTCGGGGCGAACTGCATCATTTCTTCGTAATCCATCTTTGTTATTAGTTTCGTTATTATCAAATTGATTGTCAAACAAATCTAAGCTGTTTGATTTACGCGAAATTACTGTTTTTTTCTCAATCTTTTTGCGCGTCGAACGAGTTTTCTTTATACGTTCTTCGGCAATTTCAACTTCCTTGTTTACTTCTACTTCTCTCGCTATGGTTTCAGCAGTCGCAAAAATGTCAATGCCAGGTTTATCAAAATTGGTTACATCAAATGCCTGAACTTCATCGTAAGAAGACATTTCTTTGTTCAAACCATTTTCTAAAACTTCGGGCAGGTCCCTTGCGCCATTATAGAACGCTTTGAGATATGGACGTATGGCATCACCCAAGTCTGCAATCATGGCCGTTGCATACTCGGCAAACTTACGTGAACCTTTCTCCAGATGATACACTGCCATTTCCGTACCGATTGCAAGTATCTCTGGATCTATACCGATATTCATTTGACCGAGAAGTTTCTTGCGCATACGCTCGCGAAGCTCAGCATACCGTTCATCGGTAACAAGACGGTTACCGCTCGGATTATTTTCCGACTTAGGCTCTTGCTTTACGGTTTCTGCTTTTTCTGCACGTGTAATTTCCCTAATCTTGACCTTGTTTTCAAGAATAGTTTCAACAGCATCACGCAGCTCCTGATCGAAATTCTTAGGATTGCGCACAATCTCCAACATTTCTTCAGGACTGTTTGTTGTGTAATTGAAACGTCCATCCCCAATAGGGATAGAGCCGCTCACGTCATCACGCTTCAATGTGGTATATCCTGTTTCCTTGTCAACAGAAACAGAGTATTGCCATACAGGGGTATATTCCTGTTTTTCCTCTTGCTTCTGTATTTTCGCCTGTGGAGACTCTGCAAACTGCACATCACCGTCATTGACCTTAGACAAATCGGACAGGGATAATGGGGGTTGTGATTGTGCATCTGTGGCGTAGTCAACCAATCGTCTGGCATCTTCTTCACTACGCATCATAAATCCACGTTTTTCTCTATCCCACCAGCCTTTCATCTCTTTGGCGAACATGGCTGTGTGCTTCTGAACTTCCTTGCGCAATTCCGACTGAAATTTTACAAGGTGCATGTCCAATACCTTGCCTCGCTTGGTAGTGTATTGTGCCGGCTCAATAGTGTATCCATTGCCGGAGACAGAAGATTCCGCTTTTTGAGGAACGTCTTCTGTCTTTACACTCTTATATTCTGCAAACGCTTTTGTCTTGCGGTGGCTGCTACCTATCCACTTCTCGAAATCCTCCAAGTTTACGGCAGTTACCACCGTCTTGTGCTTCTTCGCCCAATTTTTGTCATAGTTGGCAAAATAAGCCGTCTCGGCATCGGCCGCCTCATTGAAGCCAAGCATTACCTTATGCTCGTCAAAGCTGCCGTCCTCGTTGTATTGATCCACCACAAACGCTTTTCGACCGTTCCACCCATCAATATCATCAGATAGGAACACATCTATATGGTCGCCGTCCACGCCCTCCGTACCACGAATGTAGCCGTAGGTGTTCTGCATGGTCGTTTCCCACTTCTTGCCATTAGCATCCACGCCACTACGAACAGAACCTTTCGGTTGCTCGATGCTAATATCAAATGTACCTACACGCACATGCCCTTTCTTGTAATTGCCGGCTCCCTTCTGGGCTTCGGTAGGATTTATATCGGTATTTGCTTCGGCATCTGCAATTTTTTCGCTTAACTCACTGTTATTACGGAAAGAATGAGTATCTTTGTTTTCAGAAGCATTACTCTCTTGCGTAGGAAGGAGGTCCGGCACATCGTCTCGATGTTCAGCTAAGCGCCATTCAGAGCTGTTGGAGAGTAATGCTTCTCTTATATAGAGCACACCGCTTTCCTGTAAGGCTCTTTTGACTTTGTTCTTGTTCATATAGTGACTGCTTACAGACACTTCCATCTCGTCCTGCTTGACAGTAATAGAGGCATAGAACTTAACCTTCTCTCCATTCCTGTTGAATGTCTTGATAAACAAAAAGCTGCTTCCTCTCTCTGCGTTTCCGTCTTTCGCTTCGCTTGCCTCCTCTATAATCACATCCGGATTAGACAATGTAGGACCAACCATACCGAACTCCTTGGTACGCTTTTTCTCAAAGAATTTAGTGATCTGGTTTCCTCCCATTTTCACAGATCCTATGGGGGTGGCAATAAAATTGTTCTCGTCGAATGTTTCAGCCCAAGTCTCAGGAGTAAGTTCTTTCTCACTCGATATTTCTGCTGCGGACTCCATGCGAGACAAAAGCAAATCCGCCTCTTCTCCACTTAATCCTTGCGGCTTTGACACAGGACCCTGTTGAGCTTCATCCGCATATCTTCTTCCTACGGCTTCATCTCCTGCGCCCTCTTGTGCAGCTCCATCCGCGTTACGGATACCGTTATCAACTCCCGGATGTTCTGTTTCAATTTCACCAGTTCGCCCGGTCGGTACAGATTGTTCTCCTTGCAATAACTGATCGCCTCTTTCGTGTAGGCTGCCAGTTCTTCTTTCGTCATCTCGTTCAATTGTTTCATCTGGATTATTTTTATTTTCCGCTAAGATAGCATCTATCTCAGAGAGTTCTTCTTCGATGTCTCTTATTTCATCAGCAATTTCCCCGCTGACGTATTCGACCGTCTCATCTGTGAGAGTTTGAGCCTGCCTACGCAGATCCTCTTCGTAGGATTCGTAGTCCTCCGGCGAGAGATGGTAGTTCTCTTCGCACCAGCGGGCATATTCGTTATATTCTGCCTGCCGTATCTCTTCGGCTTTCGCTTCGCGGCGGTTCTTGATGTAATTGATCAGATCGCCACGGGTACGCGCCGTCGAGAGCACCTCAATAATAGCATTACGACCGGCATTCGGATCATTCTGGTCAAAGAAATTAGAACCGTTCTCCAAATCCGCCTGCATCAGGATTTCGCCGGCACGCTCTATCGATACGCCACCTTTATCTTTCCCGGCAAACAATCCAAACAGCGAACGGGATTCAGATATACGTCCTCCGGTTTCACGTCGATAATCATCCTGCAGCAACTTTATAGAACCATTGGCCAGCATTTGCGCGGCCAGTTCCTCCCCGCTTTGTGGTGCAGTATTACGCATTAAATTAATGGCAGCTTCTTCACCCGGTTTCACACGGGCATCCTGCAATTTTGATTTAATATCTTCCCAATAGCTCTTTTCCTGTTCGATAGGCTTCCGCCCTTCTTCCCACTCTTTTTTTCTGGCTTTATAACCGTCTATATCAAGCTCCATCACAGGAGCCTTTTTGCCCGACTCGGTTAAACGCCTTTCTGCATCAGAAATATGATTATTTACAAACTGGTCCACTTCTTCAAGTGTCAGGGAACCGTCAAGAAGAGCATCTAAAGTATCACTGATTTCCGCCTGATGATAAATAGGATTACCAGCCTCGTCCATGGGAATAGATGATTCTGGAATATTTGACTCTTGGTTAATCGGAATTTCCGTCTGGGATGCAATAACACCTTCTGGTAAAATAACATTTCCTTCGGCAGAACCCTCCGCATCTGGCGCGACAGTCTGGTAAAACGCTTCCAGATCTGCCAATTCCTGTTTTTTTACACGTATTTCATCCCGCAACGACGCACGTTCCCCACCCGATGCTTTCTCAATCTGGGATTCCGACTTGGATACTTCACTTCGTTTATTCTCTATATCCGCACGCAAATCTTCAAGAGCCGTCTGAGGAGATTCGGAAAGGGACGTATATTCATATTGCTGCTGTGGAGTCATGGCCTTATAGTCGATCGTCCCGTCATTTCGTTTGGGTAACGATGCGACAACGCTCTCCAACGTCTTTTCCGGCACATTTTCTAACACTTTGCTGTCTCCATCCGTTGAAGAATCCTCATTTTGGGTTTGAATTTTTGACATATTGTCAATAATAGAATCCAACCCTATTTCTTCCGTCATGCCATCAACTTCAACGATAACACCTCCATCATCGCTCATCTGCTGCACTATCCCTTGACGACCGTCCACCAAATTCACCAAATCGCCAGGATTAAACATCACCGGCTGCATATCTGCCGCTTCGGACTCCATCTCTTCTTGTGCAATCACTTCACCGGGGACTGTGTTTATGATATCGGCATATAATTGCTCAACTGGATACTGTTCGATCAAACTATCGAACATTTCAGGCCGTCCTTGCTGGACTTTGCCATTTTCATCAAGATAATACAAAATATCATCCGACTGTTTTGCATCCACCAATCCTTCTTCGTCAAAAACAATATTACCGCCTGTTATATAAACCGGCTGGTCTGAAGAAGGAAATTTGACTGTAACAACTTGCCCCATGTCTTTATTGGCCGTTCGGCCAACATCATCCATACGGCGCCTTGTTTCTTCGTCAATACGCGACTGCACATAGTCTACATATCCGTTATAATTCAGCAGATCAACCGTGTATTGTTCAAGTTTTCGCTTTTCCTCCGGATTCAAGTTCTTAACCGATGCAACATTATCGATAAAAGATTGTATTGATTTCGGATTTTTCAATCGATTAACGATCGCGTCATTGAACTTTTCCACATCTCCATGCAGGATTTCCCCGGCGAAAGTTGAAGATTCTTTATATCTATTCGTGATCTGCCGTTTTTGATAAGCACTATATCCTTTAGCTGCACCAATAAAAGGAGAAAACTGTGCACCTCCCATTGAACCAGCAACACCGGCATCAAGCATCGTTTTAAATATGTTGTCATTACGCTCTACACCTGTTAATCGGTCTATCGCATAACCGGCAAGAGCATTTCCAGCCTCTTCCAAGCCTTCTGAGGCTATCGGCATTGCAAACCAATGTTTCCCCTCAAAAGAGGCTATCTTATCAAGAAAATTCTTCTTTACAAGATTGGCTGCTGCCTCACGACCACTCTTCTGTAAGATGTTTTTTACTGTACGGCCCATCATCCCCGCGCCAAAAACTTCAGACAAACTTTCGGCCGCACCCGTTCCAATCGCATTAGCCCATTTTAAAGTTTCGCCCATTTCTGGATTTTCCCGGCTCAATTCGTCATATTTGTCAGAAGCAGTAGTAAGCCCTGCTGCAACAAGTCCCGCACCACCTGTTGCGGCAATAGCAGCAGAAGTCGCAGCAGATTCGGCTGCATCCAAAAAAGCTGAACCGAACGCCCCTTGATAATCGCCCTCGCTCCATAGGTCTGAAAAACTTTTTCCTTTATAGCGATCCGACCGTTCATGCATATCTTCTGCGAACGCTTCTGCGTTTTTAGAGAGTCTTTCTAAACCAGCATTCTTATCTGGAATATGAGCAATCATGCCAAGCCCAGGAATAGTACCTGCAAGAGACTGTGCAGCCGCACCAGCCGCCCCTTTAGTATGCTCATTTGCCCAATCCACAGCAGATTCGACAGGGGTAGTGATCTTTTTCAGTAAATTGGTAGAAGAGCCTACCAGACGGCCAGCGCCAGCAGCAAGACGTTCGCCAAAATCCCCAAAGAAATTATCCGTATCCTCTCCATATCCTAATTTCGTTTCAAATTGCTTGAAATCGCCAAGATCAGAGTATCCATTTTCTGACAATACCGTATAAACATGTTCACGTTTCCCAGAATCCTTTAAACTTCCTTCGAACTCCGACAATGTTCCTAAATCCGTATAGCCTTCACCTTTCAGCGCTTCATATAACCTCGCTGTATTATCACGTTCTGCCATTACCATCCGATTTTTTTAGTTCCTATATTCTCTCCCCACAACTTCTTTTCTTTGTTCTTTTCGACCAGAGTCTCACCAGCGCGATATGGACTATCTAAGATCGACTCCAATTCATCCTGTAACTCTGGAAAATCCTTTATCTTCCTTTTCACAATAGATAGCATCTTAGTTGACTGATCTCCGCCTTCACCCATTTGCATTTTTATATCGTCAACTGTACGCCCGTCGTTAGGATTAGAAGCTATTATTTCCTGCATCCTATTGTATAAATACCCAGCTACCGCGGTTGCTTCGTCTTTAGGTATCACTGTTTTTCGCCCATTATGGCCAATCAAATAGTCGAACTTATCTTTTCCTTTTTCTTTGTCCAGACTTGCAGCAATTTTTTGTCGCTGGAGATCAAGATTCTGCCTTCTGTATTCAGCCGTTTTTCTATCCCTCTCCGCCTGCATTTCTGCATCTGCTTTATCCTTTGTTGCTCGACGGGTATTCTCTGCAAGTTTAAGTCGAGTGTCAATATCAAACTTATACTTATTCCAATCAGCAGTAGCTTTTGCAGCAGCAGCGGCCCTTTCATTTTGATAATCCTGTAAGCGGGCATTAAGAAGAGCATTATCGAATCGGACGCTATCTGCCCGCTGAAGGTCTTTCAGTCTTTGCAATCTTGCGTCAGCTATGCTTGTGTTCGATTGAGGCTGGTCAAATATCCTACGACCGGCTACACCAGTCGCAAGATTGACACCTAACCCCAATATATCCGATAACATCCCAAGTTTTTTCTGCCGTTCCGCTTCTGCGACCTCTTTTTCATACGAGCGCGGCCTGCCGTACTGACTTACGATATCATATATAGTTTGAGGCTTAATGGTTGTTTGTGATACCGGTTCCACCTCTATTTTATCTGGATATTCCGGTCGAGGAACATTTAACGAAGAATCGGACAACATAGGCGTATCTTCAGCAGGAGCCGGAGTAAACGTGCCGTCCGGCTTTTGTCTTGCTTTTAG